TCAGCTAGTTTCATTTTGGTTGACTGCTAGCTCTGCTTCTTTGGTTAACATTTCATCGCAGCTCATGGTTATGTAATCGGGTGGCAATAGTACGTAGTTCGTGGTGAGTATAAAGACCTCCTTTGATGGTGAATAAAAATAAATTTTCTTGGGTGGCAATAGCGGTTGATAATGTGTCATTTTTTTAGCTCCCAAACTTCATAACCAGAGAAATTGCCGGAGACAATGCTTGAACCATATGCGAAAACATCCAGCTCCAAGGTTGGCGTGCTACTCCAATACGTGACCTCACGGCAAACTACATAGCCACCCCATGAGCATGATGATGGGCTTGATGATTCAACGCCTCCGTCAGTCTTTAAAACTACTTTAAAACGGTTTGTGCTATGGCGACGACTGCTTACAGCGAGGCCCGTTGAGATTGTGCCAGCGTATGTGCCTTGCGCGCTGTTTTTAAGCGGAATGTCGCACGAACCTGATTTAACCAAAACATATTCAACGCCGCCGTTTAACATAGCCTCTTGGGCGATGTTCTCAACCAGCCCAAGAGCATACTCACTAGCTGCTTTAGTCTTGTCTGTGCCATTAGTCTTGTGAGAGAGCGTCGTGATGCCCTTTTGTGTGTCGGTGGCATCTTGAGCTGTCCATTTCTCGTCTGCTGTGTTTTGAGCATTTTCTGCTTTTGTGTTCACAAGACCAAGAGCATACTCACTGGCACCTGTTGTTTGACTTGTGCCATTAACTAGTTGAGATAACCATGCAGTAAATGACTGTCGAGCTCGTAGTGGGGACATCCAAACGCCTGCGCTTGTTCCTTCCTCTGCTTGTGCTTGTGTGGCGTGTTCGTCATTGTGCAAATATTGCGGAAACGGATTATCCTCAGCCTTGAAGTCGTCCAGTGCATCCTGAACTGCATCTGCAGCCGCCTTAGCTTCTCCAACAGCTTTTTCTGTTGCGGCTAGGGTTTCACTGGTGCCGTCCGTTTTATTAGACAGTTGAACAACGCCAGCTCGAATCGTTGATGCTGTACGCTTCAACATTTTAAAGATGGTTAAGATTTTTGAGTCATCAGTGCCAGCTTCAACATCTTCCTCTTTGATGATTTTGGCGATGCCCGCTTCAGTTTCTGTTGCGTAAGGAACAATAGGGCTTACTGTCACATTCACAACATCAGCGTTCTCTAACTCTGTAATGTTCTCAACTTCTAGCTGAAGGTACTCTGCGCTGTCGAGGCTTGGAATCAGTGACTCTGGATACGCACCATAAATAATCATATCCCCCTCATCATCATAAATGCCGTATTCGCGCAGCGTTTGCTCTGCTGTCTCAGCTGTGGGTTTTATATATGAAATGACATGAATCAAGTGGCCATCTGTCGATGCGTCATTGAGCGCTACTCGCGCAAACTCGTTAACCAGCGCAGTAAAGCTGGCGTCAGGCTCTACGTAGGCGCCATTCGAATCACCAATCGCCATCTCGATTAAATTGATGGTTTCACCTGCGTTGTAGGCGGCTTCAATTTTTTCAACACCGACATTGGTCACATAAGAAAAGTAATCATTAGACATCGTCACTTCCGTCCTTTACATAAATATATACATCTTGATTTCGTCGGTCATACAACCAATTGTAGGTATCTAAATCGTAGTTAGATTCATCAATCCTGTAATTACCCCCCAAACCTGAAAACGGGATAGGCTTGCTCATATGCTCATTGCCACCGACATCAACAAATTCAAATTTAACAGCGTCATACTCGTTCCATTTTAGATCCCAATATGCCGTTGACGACGTCGAAAACGCAGCACCAACGGCGTAGTCTTTGTTGTAAAGGAGAGAGCCAACCGACGCGGCACTTCGCGTAAGTTGTAGTGTATCGATATCAACGTGAACTCGTCGGGTTTCTGTATTAGCGCCTTCATTCCAGTCTCTCGGTTCCAATCCACCAAAGCTTGAACTAGATGAACGGAAGCCAACCGCTGAGGTGCTTGTACCAACGGTCATAACAAAAGTAATGCCAATAGTGGTTATTTCGCATTCAGCTCGACTGATGTCATCGAACGTTGATATTGCAGAGATAGTTACAATCCCCTCACTAACATAAGATACTTGGCCATCATCATTCACCGTGGCGATAGTCGGGTCGCTGGATTCATACCGCACGTCATGTGTTGTTGTGCCGTCACTCATGCTCACCGTCGTAGATACTAAAATCGTTCCCTCATGCTCGCGAATGCTCGCGCTTGTTGGTTCGATAGATATATCAGAGACATACAATGGCATAATGCTTTTTGACACCCAGCGCTTGCGGCTTCGAATGACAGGAGCCGTGTAAGCAGATCCAAAACTAGGGTCGTGCTTGATATTGCCTATCCAGTGCTGTGAACCTTGTTTGTTACTTTCAGTAAGAGTAATGAATGTCGTATAGTCGCTTTGCGTTAGACTGCGACTATCACTCGGCATAGCATCGATGCGGAATGTTCCTCGCTCACCCTCTGGGAGCATCTCGTACCACGGTACAACTGTTGCTTCGAATAGAGATAATTCAAGCGCATGCTCTACTGCCCAGATTGTTCCTTTGTACTTACGTAAAATAAGAGCATTCGCTATCGATTCTCTTTGACGTTCTTCGCTCCATTCATCATTCCATGCATCGACTCGAAACCACCACGCGAGCCAGGGCAAAAACGACGCGTCGACGTTATAGACATCCATGATGTCCAAGCGCTTCATTACCGTCCGCAATGAGTTAAATTCTTCGATGGTTAACTCATAGAGCGCTTGCATTCGAATGTCTTTTTTCAGGATTTTTGGCAGCATGATTCACTCCAACATTTGATGCCAAAATTTTAACTATTCTTATCGCGCGCGCGTGGCAATTGACATTTTCACTACGGATTTAAAAGTACCTTTAAGCTTCTTTTAAAGAGGTTTAAAACATGACTGAAGAAACTAAATATGAAACATCGACAACAGAAATATCGAGTCTCGATATAGAGAAGCCAGTTCAAATGACGGATTCAATCATTGGTCAGTGCATGGTTGAGTTCGATGTCTGTCCACTGAGAGCTCCAATTACATACAACAACAAAGTTTATGATTGCATGGTTCGAGAACGAGAGGCTGTTATTCGAGATCGCATTCATGCAGAGCAATGGTCAATTGGTGAATTTGACAGCGTGTATATTGATGCCGTTCGCGCCTTCTTTATCGCTGATACTTGCCGATTTGGTGTTCTGGATATGAAAACTATTCAAGAGGATAATTTCATTCGTGTCACTGAGGCAGTATTAACAGAAAGTGCTCAATTACCTGTTGACTGCATTGTTGATTCGCTGGCCGTTAAGGATTACGCAAACGTGTCGCACATGTTGGGAAAGGCTTAAGCCTGGCTCGAATGAGTAGTGAGATATTCAACCAGGCGTTTGAATCGCTATCCAATAAAAACTCAAAAATGAATGTGTCGGTTTCTGAGCTAATGGGAATGAATTGGCATGAGATGTCTTATTTAATAGAGAGGTTCAACAATGTCAATAAGCAAACAAAGTAATGGCTATGCTCTTGAGTTGCTTGTAGGCATTCAAGATGAATTTTCTGGCAAATCTAAAGCTATTGAGCAAGAGACTAAGCGCCTTGGTAAAGAGGTTGAAGAACTTCAAAAAATGACGGGCGACATCACTAAATTCAAGAAAGCAGAAAAAGCTCTGGGCGATTTGCAGAAACAACAGATTAAAAACAAAGATGAGATAACAAAACAGAAGGACGCTTTAAAAAAGTTGAAAAAGGAGGTTGGTGACACAAAGGAAATTGAGCGTCAGGAACATGCACTTAAAAAACTGGAACGACAAGACCGAGATACAACTGCAAGCTTGCGTGAGCACGAAAGAGAAACTAGACGCCTTCGCCGTACATTGTCAGATGCAGGATTAGATCTAAGCAACCTATCTGCTGATGAAACTAAGCTGCAGAATAAAATTGAAAAGACCACCAAAGCTCTCAAAGAGCAGACTCAAGCGCTCAATAAGTTTGGTGATGCCAGTGCTCAAATGGAAGGTCTTAGCGACAAGCTCGGCGTGATTGGCAGTATCACTGCTGCAGCTGGTTATACGCTTTATCGTGGTAACGACATGGCAAAGCACATGCTCATGTACGCAGCTCAAACTAACACAGACATATCTGAGCTAAAGTCAGACGAGCAGCGTAAGTTCAGAGCATCGCTCGTTGCAGATGGTGCCACCAGCGGTGATATATTCACGGCCATGGGATTGGCTCGAACTCAAGGACTGGATGATAAAGAAACGAATGCACTGACTGCTGCCACCGTGCGAATTAACCAAGTATTTCCAGACCTTGACCCACAAGAGTTAAGTCGTTCAATTGCCACTGCATCTAAATCATTTAATGTCAGCATTGATGAAGCAGCTCAAGCGGTCATGTCGGTTAGGCAATTTAGTGGTGATGCAAACCATGACCTCTTAGACACTTTTGCAGAGTATTCACCTCTTCTTGGTGATGATATTTCACTAGATAAGTTTGCTGCGTCACTAGCGGCAGGACGTAAGGCTGGAGTTTGGAACTACGATAAGATCGCTGACGGCATGAAAGAACTCTTCCAAGTACGCTTCAAAGAGCAAGGAGAGTTCGTCAAGCTAGTTGGTAATGACAAAACAACTGGGGCTATTGAAGCCATCTCTGATGAGAAGGAGCGCAAGAACGTCCTTACGGCAGCATTGCGTTTGCGTCATGCTGTCACTACAGGTCAAGACTCTGGTGATGCCTACACTGCATTTATGAAGAGCTTGATGCCTGTAATGGAACATGACCGAGGAGCTATCAAGCCTATTTTGGAAGCCGCAGGCGGAACAATACTTAGTGAGGATATTGGGGTAAAAGGCCTTACAGGGATGACTGAAGGAGCTGCTAATCCAGAAAAATTTATCCATGAAATTAACTTACAAGAGCTTGCTCAAAGCACCCGAACAGAAGCGGAAAAACTTGCAGACGCCGGACGAGCTTCACAATCTGTCGTTGATGAATCCACTGCAGACTTAATCCAATCTCAGGATAGCTTATCGACTGCCATTCAAGACTTAAGCAAAACTTTCACTGACTTTGTGATTGAAAATCCAATGGCTGGGCATGTTTCTAGCGCAGTTGAGACCGCAACGTTAGGGGCTGGCGGAGCTCTTGCATGGAAAGCGAGAGGTAAAATTTTAAGTTGGCTTACAGGTAAGACGATTGACGTAGCGGCAGGCGCAGGTGCTGAGAGTGCTTTAGGCGCTACTGCCACAAGAGGCATGGGTATGTTAAGTCGCTTTAAGCTTGGCACTGGTATAGTAAGTGGTGGTACGGCTATGTATGGTCTATCACTCATGCCTGATTTTAGTCCCGTTAAGATAGATAGAGCAGATGATCGCGATGACCGAGCATCCATCTTTGGCTTTAAGACTAATGAAACTGGGTATCTTGGGTTCGATCAAAATATCATCCCTAAAAAAGTTGGGTTGATGGATGTGTGGGATGAGTGGTTTGGCGATGATAAATCGGACGATGTTAAGCGTGTCGAAAATTTAGTGGACAGTTCGAACGACACTGCCATGGTCACAGGACAGCCAACAACGCCAATGATTCAAATCGATTTCACCCCTACAATCACAGTTGAACTCACTGGAGCTTCCGAAGAGCAAGCTCAAGCATTATCTGACAGCCTCGTGACTGCACTTCGAAACATGACGCCAGAGCTTCAACAGCAGCTGCGTGACGCGATGTCAGACATCATGCAGTCTAGTGATTACCTGGAACATTAAAAAGGCATCGGTTTGCGCCGATGCCTTTTCATTACTCTTCTTGAGCACTTAATGTTTCTAATTGCCTTAGCGTGGTATCAAAGGTTTCTTCTTCAAACTCGATACCGATAAACCGACGCCCCAGTTTTAAGCACGCTTTACCTGTTGAGCCACTTCCCATAAACGCATCAAGCACAACATCACCTTCTCGACTACTTGCTGTAATGACATGCTCAAGCATTGCGGCAGGCTTTTCACATGGATGTTTACCAGGATAATACTGTACGGGTTCAAATTGCCAAACATCGGTATAAGGAGCGTTTGCCGTCACAGAGAACGGACGACGAAGCGTTTCATATTGAGTTTTTAGATCATCATATTCTTTAACTAAAGTCTGGTAAGTTTCCTGCAGCGATTGGTATTGCGTATGCAGCTCTTGGTGGCTTTTGGTTAGCTCTCCGGCTCTCGCCTTAAATAATGCTTGTAGCTGCTTGTATTGTTGTTCACTTGGCAACTTCCATTGGCTTGCGCTAAACCAATGTGAACACATCTGAGAGTTGGTGGCTTGGTTGATCTCCTTTGCGGTAATGCCGAGTTCTTTGCGAGCATTGGCAAAGTAGTCAATCAGTGGTTTAAACACTTCCTGTTTGAGCGCTTTACATTTAGTGGTATACCCCGAAGAACCTTTAGCAAAACCTTCCGAACCATAATGACCAGCAAATAACACTCGCTCCGTTGAAGGAAAGAACTTGCGAAGGTCAGGTTTATGCATTCGTTTCCACGGCCCTGACGGCTTAGCCCAAATAATGTGGTTAAGCACTTCGAATCGAGAACGCATTAATATTTCGGTATCTGCAGCGAGCGTCGAGCCACAGAACAGGTACAAGCTGCCGTTAGGTTTTAGTACACGCCAAAATTCCACCAGCACTTCATCAAGCCATGCAAGAAAGCTTTCGACGTCTGGCCATTGGTTATCCCATGCATTGGCTTTGATTCGAAAATATGGAGGGTCGGTAAGAATGAGGTCGACAGAGTTGTCATCAAGTGTTTTAAGGTGCTGTAAGCAATCAGCATTAACGAGAGTCAGTTGTTCGTTGCGAAGTGTGTGTTTGTGCATTCTTGTCTCCTTATTTCAAAGAGCCTTGAATACAAAGCAAGCCGCCAGCCTCAAGCGAGACTGGCGGCGTTTCAATGCTTCCTCTCCAGCGTGGCTGGGTCTCAGGTACTCAAGGCATCAAAACACAAAGACACCTTACCATAAGTTAACTGTATTTTTATACAGTTGTCGGTGTAACTGAAGATAACTTGTGCAACAAATCTTCACCTTCAAAAGTCAAAGAAAGAGCACCACCGATAACCCTAATGACTCCAAGCGCCTTTAGTTGTTCAACGACAAACATCATACCAATGGCTGTAGCCTGGTACTGTGAGGGATTGACATAGAACGCCACATCAAAGCAATTATCTTCTCTTGGGTGGCTGTTTTTAACTGTGTTTAAAATGGCTTTAATGAGAGATCGTTGGTTTTCTTTAATATCAAATAGCATGTGAAATAAACCTTTCTGGGTGCTTCTGGATTGCCACGAACCATTACATTCAAGGCCAACACCATCCACTCATTATTGAGGCTAAGCGCCACGATATTGATGCTGAGCAGGTTTGCTTGTATGACACTGGGGCAAAGCTCGCGTTATGAATAAAAAGGATCATTTTTTATTTTTGGTTTTTTGTTATTTTTGATTTCGTGTTGTAGAATCGTGGCAGGAAGTCCACTTCCCGTAAGCGTAGAAGTGGCATCAACACGAGATAAAATTAAATAATGAACTACTTTTTGGCGATTTCTTGTTCTAGTAATAAAACCGAAACAGATCGCTTCTTTGAGAAGGTGAATGAGTTTTACCCTCTGGGAGACAGCTTTCCTGTATCAAGCACCGTTCAAATCATTAGAGATACAAAGATTAGCATTCCGACAATGATTCATGAACGTATATTTCAGGACGCGACTGATGGTGACCTTGCGGTTTATGGGCGCTTTTTGTTTTGCCGATTAACGAGTAACTATTTTGGTTATCACGGTAGTGATTTATGGAATTGGTTAGACGAGAAGCCGACAAATGAGTAGCTCGACAAATCGAAACAGCGCACATCTTCGCGAAGTCACATCAACGGTTCCAACTAACGATCACACAACTCGTAATCATAAGGAGGGAAATATGAAAAAAGAATTCGTAATCCCTGCACTTTTAGCTGTCGTTATTGGCTTAGGCAGTTGGACTCTAATTAAAATCAACGCCCTAGATTCAGATATGAGTGCAGTCCAAGTTCAACTATCAAATAATGAAAAGTTACTTGATGACCTAAAAAACAACACTGATAAAATCGATGGCAAGTTAGATAAAACTGAAGATAAACTTGATAACAAACTCGACAAGGTGGACGGAAAGGTTGACCAAATGCGCATTGAATCACTAAAAGCTCTCAATGACATCAAATTAGAATTAGCTAAGTCTGCCAATGACTCAAAATAACAAACAAAAGGGCCAGCAAATCGCTGGCCCTTTTAGTAGGTAAGGGACAAGAAGAACTGCGTTTAAAGTTATGAATTTGAAACGAGAGTTAGTTTATATCGGCACTGACCTGCTGTTGACGTTAGGCAACCTTCGTATAGAGCTGAATCATTAGTTCCGGTAGGTGTCGCTTCTATTTTGATAGCTCCTCCATTGTTGTAGAGAGAGAACATCTCAGAAGCAATAGTTGTTCCTGGTGTTACAGTCAAATATCCCTCGTACTTAACTGATATGGATTCAACTATTATACTCCCTGCTGGATATTTATGTACTTCGCGTTTAGGCGTTACTGCTATTAGCTCAAGTAGAAAATCATCTGACGTTCTTTTATCGTTGATTTTTACAATGTGAGTTTGTGGCTCTATTATCATGAGTATTACCTTTAATTAAAATCATTCAGACTTTATCTAAGCATTGTTAGCGGAGCGTCAGGTTATTTCTGAATCATATAATTAAGTGACATGCAGGCACATGCTACACCTTGTAGTATGTACTCACGTGTCACCCTGAGTGGTATTTTAAACAATAAAAAGGGCCTGCAAATTGCCAGCCCTTGGTTTTATTTTTTATCTTTCGGTTTCTTCTTTTGTTTATTGACCATGCTGGCTTCATGCACAAAATCCAGCACAGTCCCAGAGAACCATTCCGCCAGATAGGCTCCAGCCTCATCATCGTTCACGTTCGTGTGAATGCCCACAATTTGACTGAGCATCATTGCCGCATGAAAAGACTCGTGACATAGATGGGGGATGGCTACAGTATAATTCTTATCATGAGGCAGCCACATGATGATTGTGTTATCACGGCGCGTTACAAAAGCGCTGTAATCGTCATAGACATCATCATCGTTAGGCTTGATGTCGAACTCCTTTTCAAGTGCCTCAATGGAATTAGACCAGGCAAACTTCACATGATAAAGCGGTACGCGCGCCGTGTAGATTTTGTCTTTCATTACTTACTCTCCAACTGGATAAACTCAGCCTGCAGCTTTGCAAGCTCGCTGTTGGTTAAGTGTTTCACGGTATATACCTCCGCTTTATCAAATGCCGCCATGAGCATGACTGCCGTACGTTTATCATCGAGTGCAACCAGATACTGCAGCGTTGGCAACCACTCGCCACCATCGAGCTCATCAAACCCAAACAGGATGCCATCGACATCATCGAGGTTTGTGCCGGCTAATTTTTCTTTAAACGGATTGAGCTCTGGCGTTTCTTGGATTGCCTTGTCGAGAACGGCAGTGGACACTCTGCTTTTTGCGGCTTGATTGATTTGCTCTTGGATAACGGATTTGCTTTGTTCATATGAGTAGCTCAGCACTTTGTTGGTAAGGCCGTACTCTTGAGCACTGGTAGCCAAGGACTCTGGTAAGGCTTGCATCGATACAAGGGGCGAACTTCTAAACTGATGCTCTTTAGAAAACGTGTCATTTTCATGCATCGAGCTAATGGTGATTTTGGTGTATTGCGACTTCTTGCTTGATGGCAGTTTGTCATACTGCTCCCTGGTCAGCACCGATACCGTACCTCGGCACTTATGATGGTTTGGTGGATAGAACTCAATCCAAAACTCATCGTTCTTTGGTTTGGCCACGCCGTCCAGCTCTCTGCAGAGTTTGGTGGTGCCATCATCCATCACTGATGTGTAGACCAGGAACTCGACCAAATCATTGTCTGCAATCTGCGTCCATCGCCCAGCATTGTATGCGGTCATCATGTTGTTGCGGTAATGTAGCTCAAGCCAGTATGGGTTCGCCTGTGCAATGCCGACTTGCTCAAGATACGCATCCAGGTTGCGAAGCACCTCTGAGCGGCTTTGACCTTCGTTTAATGCTTCTTCATAAAGCTTCTTCACTCTATTAACGGCATCGAGACTCGATACGTTGGCAATGGTAAAAGCGCGCAACTTCATAGACGCTTCGGTCTGGCGATAGGTTTTGCTGTCTGCAGGTATCATTGATGACAGCGCATCAATGGCTTCTTGAAATGGTATGGGGTCAACAGCAAGGGTAATAGGTGCGTTGGCCAGCTCGATGTTGGCATCGATTTGTTTGATGATATGCACTTGACCTAGCAGCCAACTTACCATCATTGAATTAGTGTACGTTGCCGTGTATGCGCTCATGAACGCATCGATGCCGACATTACCACTTTTGATTGCGCTAGTGATTGCACTGGACAATTTATTGGCCGTAAAAGAAAGCGCCTCATTTTCGAGGCGCTCCATTTTGGTCAGGTTGTCTTTTTCAGCGCGCTCCACGTCTGTTAGAACAGCCATAGATGTTTCGCCTCCGTTGGGTCGGATAATTGAATAGAGCCATCTTCGTCAGTGACAGCGGACTTGATAAGCGCTTTAAACTTCTTATCGTCTACTCGCACGCGGATACGGCCATTCATGTTGTTCGCCAGGAATATCCATTTGAATAACGTTTGATTGAGCGCTTTGAATACCATCTTTGCATCCGCCTTGGCATAGAAGAACGCATTCTGCTGGTGTGTTTCTCCCATCGAGCGCGAGCCATATGTCTGGTTACCTGATGAAAGTGTTTGTCCTGTAAGGCGATAAGTGATCTTGTTATCGATGTATTTAATCGCATTCAAGATTTCATCAACCTTTCCTTGTGGGTTGAGCACTTCAATACTGGAGACACCACTGACTGCCGCAACATCACCGTTCTGCAGTGGAGCCAATGCATCCGCCACAGTTTGCAATGAGGTCTCATTATTACTTTCGGTTAACGCCACTACATTAGGGATGGCATACTTCTCACCAAGGCGCTCTAGGTTAGCCCAGTTCACCCACTTGGTTTGCCAAATTGGCCAGAGTGGTTCCAGAATTGAATGCCCATAGGGTTTGTCGCTGGTGCGTTCACGTGTCACTGGAATGATGCGACCTGTAGGCACTGGTTGGATTTCGCCATAGGTGTTTCGATACGCGACACCACCATCACGCAAAATATAAAAGCTATCAGGACGCTTGGCTTCGGACTCCACCGGAATGGCATTTGCGCCGTCTTGTTCCCATTTTATTTCGACGGGGCGATATCCAAACTCTGCTGCGGTCAGCATACGCAACATCAAATCTTCTATATCTAACTCACCAAGAATGGCTTTTGCGTTAGCAATGTCGGTTTGTGAGCCTTCGATAATGAACGGAATTTGAGAAGCGAACGCATGGCGCATGTCCACGTCCGAGCTAATTTGGTCATCGAGCATCATGGCTCGAATCGCACCAAAATAATAGTTGGTGACATTGACAGACTCAGAGCCAATCTCTGTCGGTTGGGGATAGAAGTCTTCAATGACGCCAGAAGGCAAACCTGCGACCAGGTTTGTGAACAATGTTAGATTTTTCATCTTTTGCTACTGCGGCTCCGACGTAGGTGGATGTGCCAGTGTCATCTTTATTAATGCCAAGAATGGAATCGATGAGCGCGTATGCCAGCTCTTCAGGGTCTTCAAGATTGAAGAAGTGATGCGCACCTAATTTATAGATGGCCATTTGCACCATAGCAGCAGACAGCACCTCTTTATCAGAGGCATTAAACGCTCGATTGATGTTGCCTGTTTTGGCTAGATAGCCGTAACACCACACAGCCGCGCTGTTACAAGAGTCGGTGATGTTGTGTCCATCACCGTAGACGAGGCTGTCATAAATTTGATTATCGAGGGCGCGTTGAACGCCCTCTGGTGTTACTAGACTTTTCAGTTCGTCTAGTGTCATCGTTATGCACCGCCACCCATTGCATCGTTACACCAACAAATTGCCGCCACCACTGGAACAGGTACGGGTTTTGAGTGACCGATAATTTCTGCGCCATTTGGGTTTTCTGACTTAAGCGGTTTTGAGAAGAACGGCAGTGCTTTCAAACCTGCATCAAGATCATCAATCGCCAGGTAGTAGAAATCGTGCCCAGCATCAAGGTCAATCATACACAGTGCTTCAGCGTCGATTTTATCCACCATGGTTTTTGCACCACCCACATAGGTGTGATACTTGCCAGACATACGCTGAATTTTGTAACCGCCGATAGTGATTTCATTTTCCGCGATTTCAATGCTGATGTTGCGAGTATTCGTACCTGAAGCGATGTCCATGATGCGCGCGTAAACATCACGACCTGCGTAGGTTAACAGCTTGCTGCCATAGCCGTTGTCTTCAATTTTTCCGGCCATGCTTTGCAGCAGTTTAAACAGTTGACTAATGGTGGTATCTGTCGATGATACGTCGATGGTGCCAGCTGCGCTGTACTCTTCGGTAAGGCCGTAGTCGTAGACTTCCAGTTCAATCTCACCGCCTTCAGCTTTCATTGGATATTCCACTTTGCCTGAAAGCGCCATGGCACACATCGCCTCAATACCTTTGTAAATGCGGCGTAGCATGTTGGCATTTTTCGAATCAAACCATTGTTTTGTGGCTTTCATCCCTAATGCTTTTAAGTTGTTCAGCTCAGCAGCAGTGGCAAAGTGCGACATGACAAAACCTTGTGGTTCGATAGCCTTTACGGTTGTACCTTCCGATTTCAAGACAAGGGCAGCAGTACCACGACGAACCACAGGCACGTTTGTGGTGGTGTCTTTGATTTCAGAATATGGCAGCGACACGTCATGCCATAGCTGAGCAGGACCAAACACCGTATTGCGAACTGGCATCGGTACGGGTTTTAATTTCTTTTGTTTATTTAGGAACTCACCCCAAACATCCAGCTTCGTATAGCTGCGGAACAGGTCGATAATATCCATGACTTTTCTCTCTATTAAAACAGTGTTTAATGCGCCTTAAATGCGGTTTTAAGGCGCGTTTAATTTGGGTTACTTGATACTGACAACCACATCGTCAGAGTCATCACCGATGTGCAGTTTCAGCACTGCATCACCAGCCGCCTTGGGTAAAATCGCACCCGTTTGCGCATCCACTTCAAACACGTCAGTATCTGAGCTTTCAAATTCAAACTCTTCGCTTTCTGGGTTCGCAAAAGCAATAGGCAGTTCAACAACCGTACCGATGAAGGCGCTCTTACCGAGCTTCAGTTCGATGTCAAAATCTGGTGTAGGGCGAAGGAATCCACGCGCCTTTGAACCTTCAGGTGCTTCTTCGATGTCATCCGGCAGTTCTTTTTCTTGCAATGTGAGCGTGATGGCCATGTCAGATTTCAGACCTGGAACATTACCTGACTTAACGAACGTGGCAGAAAGCGTGGCATCACCCGCGCCTTTAACGATGAACTTGCCATCTTCAATCGCAATCACGCTTTCATCTGAGGTTTTCAGATTGACGCGCTGCTCATGCGGATTGAACACCAGCTCCATCTCTTGACCTTCGGCCATCAACGGCGAACCGATATCATCCACTGCGAATGGATAGGTTAACGTTTCGAGTGCAAAGCCTGGCTCTTGACCAACTTGCTTGGTGGCTGCAGTCGATGGCTTTTGTTTCGCGCTGTCAGCAAGTTGCTCGTCCACATTTTCTGGCGCAAGCGCTTGAGCAACGGCTTCGACCGTCAGGCGCTCCTGGTCGTAAAGCTCAGACAAGACTTTGAGGCCCAGCACCTGTTTCACCAAGTGATCAATCTTGGCTTTACGCTGACGGTTCATTAGCAAAAAGCGAGAGTGACCACCCAGGTTTGCTATTGCACTGCCAACGCGATTAAATTGCGCTGAAAACTCAGCGTCTAATTTTTGCTTATCCATTACCATTCACCTTCTGCCCACAAATCGCTTAATGTCAGCATGAACTGCGCTTCTGCTGGAAGTGCAGAGTCATCCGCTAGCACAACGTTCTCACGAACATAATCACCTTTTACCAATGCGGTGACTGATGCATCACCAGCGAACTGCTTGCGAGTCACAATCGCCAAACGATATGCGGCTGTCGTTGTGATGGTGCCGCCAGCGCCATCATCAACATCTTCTGTCGGGATAGTGATACCGTCCCAGCGACCTTGAATGCCTTCTTTGGTGATCACAATGACGTGGCCAATATCAAGGTCAGTGATGGCACCTGCAGTGATTTGATGCACCTTTGCGCCTTTACCACTGCCAATCACATTCTTATGGCTTAATGCCGTCTTAGAGGTAAATTCCATAATTCATTACTCTTGAGTTGTTTGGTTTCAATGTGCGCCCAAAGAGAACGCACGCCACATCAATGCAATTACCAACCTTCAGGGTCGAACGTGTCTTTTTCTTCACCTTCGTTTGAAAGTTCAATGTTGCCAAACACATCGAGCGAGCCTTTTTTCTTTTCAGGTGTCGCCTTAATGAGTGACTTGATTTCAGCGTAACGAGAGCCTTCGCCTGTGTTACACAGTTCGATAGCCGATGCACCTTTGATCATCGAGGTGATCACTTTCAACATGTCTTCACCAAGATTGGCATCGTTAGCCAATTCAGTGAGAGTGTCACGACGGTCACCAGCCATTGATTCGCGCATCTGTTTCAACTCTTCACTCTCTTGACCTTCCTGAGTGGTACCTTCGCCTTTAGGGTTGCCTTCATCCTTAGGTTTACCTTCGTCTTTAGGCTTGCCTTCTGGCGCTTTAAAACCCAGCGCGTCACCCAGCTGCTTTTTTTCGTCGTCCGAGTAGCTCTTGACGGCTTTCATTAGATCTTCAAATTTCATAATGGCATTCTCATTCGGTTGTTTAGTTTGTACTCCAGCATTGGAGAACAGAAAAATAGCGTCGCTTTCACCATCGTCGCTGAGCTCGACGACATCCAGTGTTTTGATGTTTGCAGCAGGTGGCAAAGAGCCAAGCTGAGCTACGTGGTGTAGGTAGAACTCGCCAGGCTTACCTGGAAGCGGATAGATACCTGCGCTTTGACCCTCGAACTTACCTTGGTCTTCTAGCTCTTCGAGCTCTGGCGTGTAGTGCTGCTCACACAGCAACACCGCTTTGCCTTCGTCGCTCGTGCCAACGCCGCGAACATCAATGCGACCTAGCGCCGGAACCTTGTCATCGCCCTTTTTGGGATGTCCTAGCGTGACCGGAGGACGTGAGCCTCCAGAGTTACGAACCACAGATTCCAGCACGGACTTGTCAACAGGTTGGCCATTGCGCTGAATACCTTCACCAACGAGCTCCAATTTGCGAATACGAGGCATGGTTCACTCCTTACAGCGAAATAGTAATGCCGCCGCTACCTGGCTCATCGGCTGGATAGCGAACACCAGTAACAAAATCGAGCTCAAAGAGGCGACCACTGTTGTTGCTGATTTCAATGCGGAACACGGACATCTGAGCGGTGTACGCTACTTTTTCTTTAGTGTGATGTGTCGCTGGCGGATTTTTCACGTAACCCCAAATACGCGTCACTACACCATCAAGACGGCGCGTACCTGTCGTCACATCCAAACCACGGACATCACACAGAGCTCGAATGGCAACATAGCCGCCGTTTTTGGTGAGCTGCTTCAAATCTGCAGGCGCGGTGCTGTCAAACTCGATGTTGGCCGCCATTGCTTCATAATCACCATTAGGAATTTCCATATCACCGATACCGCCAAGCGCCGAGAACGTTTCAACCTTAAGTTGAGGCTCTGCTGTGATGGCTTTGACGCGTCCGATGTACTGCGTTTCATTGATAAAGCACATATGGTTGCGCTTGGTTACATGGTTCTCAGCCATTGTTAATTACTCCCTACGAGTGAGCTAAAGGCGCTTTCCAGACCTTCCACGTAAATTTCTGCTGCATACTCAACGGTCTGCATCGGGATTGGTGGTGTGAACTGATAGCGATACTTAATTTTGCCCTGTTGCAAGTTCACCAATGGGTTGTCGTTTACTTCCAGATACACATTGGAGTAAACCAGTGACGAGCCTTCCTTCGAGCGAAGGTAATCATTGACCGTGTCACGAACGCGACCACACACCATGGCCTGTAGACCATGTGGCCCTGTAAACATCGGCTTGTCGATAAACTGCAGCGTAGTGGTTTCAATCGACTCTTCGATGATGTCAGCCGTGCGGCGAACACAAAGGAATGACGTTAAATCGGTTGAGTCTGGATACGCGCTTGAGTAGTTACCAAAACCTTTCCAGCCGCTACGGTTGATCATGGTGTAGATGCCGTTGGCATTAAGATAGTTAACGTCACAAGCGACATCGCTAGGGATGTACTCAATGTCAATGGATGGACCGACGATATCCACCAAAGGATAGTTGGATGGAGAACACCAGTAGCCAGTCTCACTGACAATCGTGTCACCCGTACCATTGCGGTCGACTTGTGCCATCAAACCTGCCAATGAAGGTGCGAACCAATCCACCTGCGTTGAGCCGTCATCTTGAATAACAAGGGGACGGGGCCAGCATGGCATATAACGATCGCTACCAAATTGCTGTTTAAAGGCGAACGCCTCTTCTTTTGTGCTGACATCTTCCGGCATGTCACCCACCCAAACACCGCGAATGGGTTTTACTGCCGCAACTGCTAACGAGGCCGCGCCCGTTTTGTGCAAGATGCCAGGAGCAAGATGGATTTTTGATGAGAAGCCATATTTGTTGCCTGCTTTGCGCAGAAGCGGCAAAGCATCAATGAATGCAGCTAACAGCGCATCAGAGACGGCTGTGACCGTCACCTCATAAGTCAGCGTTGACGATTGATAAGTCGCATTCCCAATCAGCTCTAGTGTGATGGTCGCCACGCCTTCAGCAAGCGGTGTGATTTCACCCGTGCCATTATCGACAATCGCCACCGTCTCATCACTGGATGAGTAGTTCACGGCCAAGTCGTTAGGGTTCGACAGCTCAACAGGCGTTGCAGGTGAGCCTGTATAGACCACACCTTTAGATGCAGACAACGTCGCACCGTTAGCCTCTTTACCTGCATCAGGATTGGTTTGCGCTACGGTCAGTGTGTACGTCAACGTCTCGGTTGCCGCTGCGCGAGTTTGCGATTGAGCAGAACGCGCGCCTTTCTTGCGAGAGCGCGTCGCTTGCTGTGGCGCAGACTCAGATGCAGCTTCGGTGCCGTCATCAAACTCGATATTAAGTGTGATGGTGGTTTCACCTTCTGCCACTAATGTAACTAGGCCGTCTGCATCAACGGTCGCAGCCGCTTCATTGCTGGACGTATAAGCGATAGTGGCGGCGTGTGGATTGGTGACAACAACAGGAGATACTGCTGCACCATCATCAATATAAGCCGTAGCGCTGGCAGAGCTGAGCTTCACGCCCGATGTTGCTGGCTCTTCTGGCGTGTCCGGAAAATCAGAATCTTTACCCAGAGGAATAGCAATCACTGAATTGCTTTCCACATAGGTATGAATACGTTTAAGCGCTTTTGAAATGGAACCTTCACCGAAGAGTGCGTACGCATCATCGTAGTTGGTGGTGTGATTGAGCTGCATCGGCTCTGCTTTTTCGGACGTGCCGAAAATTCCAATCACACTCGATGCAACATCGGTGACGGCCAGCGAGCCTGTGGTGGACTCAACGGTATAGATACCGTGTAGAAATTCATCAGACATAATGCCCTCCTAGAAACTGAGAGCATTATGGAAGTATTCACCAAGGTCAGGTGGCAATTGACAAAATGAGGATGGGGCTAAAGGTCGTTGGAGAGTTCAAAATATTCGCGAACACCTGTTTCATTTATCGTGCATGAAAGCCCCAAACGGATCAAGCCCTTCGTCGGCTCGACAGACACTATCTTCACGCTGTCCAGTGTGATGCGCTTTTCGTATTTAGCAACCGACTCCGCAATCGCCACCTGCAGCTTTGACATAAACCACATCGGCTTATCTAAATATGCGAGAGCATCAGCGGCGTAGTCTGGCAAGTAAATACGCTCGGTTTTACTGGTATAGATGATCATGTAGAGCGATTGCTTAATATCATCCAGTAATGTGGCGTTTCGACCCTCGCCACCGAGTTTGAGTGAGTAAATCATGTCACACCTGTTTTAATTCGCTTAAAAACCCGTTTTAATTGTTTTAATATTTTATTTTCGATAAATGTTACCACTGAAATTTAAACGCCCTTAGAACGCGATACAGAGCGTTTTACGTTAGGGTTTATTTATCGCCTCAAATAGCCAAGAAGACGACTGAGCAAAGATACACTTCGAACACTGACTGCTGAGCCCGTAGGGCGACCTTCTGCATCCACATGAGTGTGTGTATCAACCGAGACCGTTACCCCGTTAATAGTCGCTGTACCAGACACTTCCATGCCGTTTTGCATCTTCGCCGCACCGCCAGATACAGGACCACCATATCCAGCTGCGCCAACCGTCCCCATAAAGGTGGCGGTTTGCTGACCTGATACCGTGCCCGTCACAGACAGATTGCCGCCAATGCTCGTGTTACCGCCCACATCCAAGGTTTTACTGATGACCACTGCGCCCTCAATATCCACATCAGAGACAATCGAGACTTTATCGGGACCAACTTGAATCGATGGTGTACCACCTTGGATTTTGAGCACGCCTGTTTGCGTTGCCTGGTCGTACTCCAATAACGTGCCATCTTCAAACTGAATACCAAACTTATCTGGATTGGTGGTGTACGGTCTGGCGTTCACATTCACCAATGAACCCAGGACATAACCTCGAACCATCGATCCAATAGGTGGGAAGAGACACAGCACTTGCTCACCCACGGCCATGTTCCAACTGGCATTCACGCCTTTGGTGCGAGAGCCCACCACTGACAACCAATCAGATTCTGGGATGCGACCACCTGCAAACGTAACCTTTACGCGGCGCAGTTCGCTGTCGACCTGGCTGACGGTCGCAACACTTACGGTGCGCCTTAACATAGTGAAGACATCTTTCATCTTATTGCCAAGTACGCGAATATCATCAAACATGGCTACATTCTCCCTCGCGCGCCACCGCCAATACGTGCAAGGCGCTGAGCGGCGCTCTTCATCTTTTTCACCACGTTTGGTGTGGCGCTGCCCACAAATTGCTTGGTCTCAAACTCACTGACACACATCTCAATCACATCAGGGCAGTCATCATGCCCACGCGGAAACTCTTCCAACTGACTTTTAAGCAACACTTGATCTTCTAAGAACTGAACGCCGCCAGACTCCACATCGGGCGACAGTGACTTGATGCGCAGTTTCTTATTGCCACTGGGCTTATAGCCCGTGATAGGCAGACGAACGCCATGGCCTTTGGCAAAGCGAATGACCGAGTTCTTATAGATTTTCTGAAACGCAACTTCTTCAAACAGCACTTTTTTAGGTGGTTTGTTAAAGGTGTTTTTCACCCAGAGATACACCTCAACGATGCGTTTCGCGAACGTCAAATCGGATTCATGCCAGCCATTACAAAACAACACGTAGTCCACCAAGGTAATGCGATGGCGACCTACCACGCCGATGGCACTATAGTCTCCGGTCTCCATCCCAGTCGCAGGGTCAACGGCCATCATGATATCGATGTCGCGGATATCGAGATCGGACAGCTGGTAATGCTTGAAGTATTCGGGTTTGAAGTCTTGCTCTTTGCGCGAGCGAGGCATGTTCATGTATTCCGCCCACCACACTTTGCGCATGATGCGACGTAATTCGTAAAGGTCAGCCAATGGCCATCGTGACGGAAAGAGAGAGTGCCCTGTTGGAGTAAGGGCACTAAACACCAAACCAAGCCAGTTAGGCAGCAAGCCTTCACGAATGCGTGCGAGCAATCTGGACGGCAAGTCATCGTGGTGCATGATGGTGTTGGCCACCACAATCAGCATGCCTTTACCCAGAGGCAAAATTACTGAGTCAAACCAGTCCTCACACTTGTCTCGTATTTCCTTGTTGTTCTTTTCGAGCTCTGTGATGACGTCATCGAGAATACAAGCTGTGGGACGCAAGAACCCGTGCGTTGTACCACGGATAGACTGACCACGACCGACACCTTCAATGGCATTACCATTGGCGAGCACGAGTTGCTTTTGCGTCCAGATATTGCCGTGAACCTTTTGCACGCCATAGTCATCAATAATGAGCTGGTTGGTCTCCAATTCATTTCGAATGGCCATGATGTTCTTTTTAGCCGCTGGGCCACTGGCACCACCGATAATGATGTATTGCTCTGGGTAGTTGAGCAGCAACCACATCGGTAAGGCTTTAACGTTACGCGTGGTTTTACCGTGGTCACGAGGCTCCAAGTCGAGAATGCCATTAAACTGCGCCCGCTCGGGCATAACAATCGAACCGTGATTGATGGGATAGACCAGCTTTTTAAACAGCTTCATGTCGCGTTTGCGCATCACTCGCGACGCCACAATACGAGAGAGCGCCTTTTGATATGGCGCAGCCTCACACGTAAATGCATGCGGCATGTACGTCTCACAAAAATAGGCAAAGTCAGCTTTTGCTCTGGCGCGACGTCGACGACGCGCTTTCTCTTGTCGCTTCTCTTCTGCCAGTTTTTGCTTGGCTTCTCTTTGGCCTTTACTTTGCGCTTCTTTATGCGCGATGGCCGCATTGGCTTTTTCGCGCAGGTTATCGAGGTCAGCGTTACTGAACTGTGAGAATGGCGCTTTCATCAATCAGCTCCAACTGCAGTTTCAAGTAACGAATTTCCAGTTTGTGTTGCTCAATGGAAAGCTCAAGACTCGATTTTTCCAGCGTCTGCAGATGCATTTCACCAAGCAGCATAATGGCAACTAAGACCAGCACTAACGCAGATAAGCATTTCATCATGACTCCTTAGCGACGCTTCTTCGTGCGCTTGCGACCATCGGGGTCCACACGCACCGAACGGATGATCTCAACCAACTGGATAAGTAGCTCTGGGTTGCTCTCTTCAAGCAGTACCTTAAATTCATCTTCCAGCTCTTTCTTGGCTGCATCCACGCCTTTACGAAACTCGGTCTTGAGTCGGTCAAGGTTGACTTGAGAATCCGATAGACGAGCCAGCGAGTTCACCAGTTTGGTGACATCGCCAAACGACTCGGTGCTGACGTCGTAGTTTTTCACCACCTCAACAATCTTGCTCTGCAGAACCTGCAAACCAATCTCTGAAATGTCGGTGTTGGGTCTGTCTCGAAACTCATCAAGGAATTTGTTTGCAAAGCGATCGCGCTCTTTCTGCTCTTCCAGGAACGTTTCCCATTTTTTGACTTCGCGATGCACGCCAGCGCGGCTCACTTCCCATCCCTCATCAGAGAGAACGGCGGTGATGTCGGTCAGTGTCATCTGCTCCTTGTCGTACATATCGATAATGCGCTCGCTCAATCCTTGCAGCTCAATCTTCGATTTTTTGGCCACATAACCCTCTTATTTTTCATGCTTTTTGATGGTGCCATTGTGGCTATATCACGCGCGCATGCGTGGCAATTGACAAATATTGGCCAATAAGCAGACGACAATAGAGCTCGGTTTAAACGAGATTTAAAACGGCATGAAAGAGTTTTTAAAAGCGCTCAATGAGACGGCGAGCATCATCAACGAACTGCCCGAGCGCATTGCGCCTTTCGGTTTGCAGTGCGTGAAAGACAACTATCGCAATGGCGACTTTGCACCTAACTCGACGCTGACGAAGAACACCAAGAACGGCGGCGCTAAACCGCTGTTTGATTCGGGTGAGACGTACGCTTCGCTTACGTACCAGACAGGTCAAGGCGAATACCGCATCGGGACCAACAAGGTCCATGCGCCGCTGATTAATGACGGTGGCATTGTGAAGCCATTAAAAGCGCAGAAACTCACCATCCCTGCTGACAAGCGCATCAAAAAGCGCACTGAAGCCTATGGCGTTCGCAAGACGTTATCGGGATTGGAGGCGCAAGGGTGGAAGATTTTCTGGCGTCCAAACTCCGTCATGGGACGAGCGCCAGTCGGTGCGAAAGGCATTGGCCGAAAAATCAAAAGCCGTTTTAACCGTAACAACAAAAGCAAAGACAAAGGCGTGTTCTATGTGCTGTATATCCGAGCCGATGAAGTGAAAGTACCAGGGCGACCATTTATGTACCTAAGCGACGAGCAGCAAAAAGAACAAGCCGAGCTGGTTCAAAAAGAATTAATGAAGGCGGTGAAATGAGCGCACCAAGTTTACATCCAGAATCGCTGACGGCCATTAATAAGCTCAAGGCCGAAATTGAGCGCTACCTCGATATCACCACCATTGTTGAACCCAACAATGCGATGGCGGCCATTGAAGTTCGTCTAATGGTAACAGGAGCGTCAACGTTGAACCCTTTACCGAAGCCTGATTGCTACGCTCCGTTCGTGCCGTATGAGTGGAATCTGCCCGTAGTGGTTTGCGTACGCGCAACAGGTGGTAATGCTGGCAACGCACTCGCAGGACAAGCCACCTGGATAAACATGCAACTGGCCAACTTTTTGAAGAACGAGCTGGTTGAGGTGCGTGATGTGGGCCAAATTCTCAAAGTACCAAAAGGCATGATGCAGCTAGGTCCAAAGAACAAGATGCACATTGTTGGCGATGCTGAAATCACCAATGCCAAATTTACCCAAAGTGGCTTCACTGGCGACAAAGAAGCGGCAGATTTCGATCCCTTTGATGGTCCCTTTACTTATCGTGAAGACTGGAGCTTAACCATGGTACTCACGGTCCACCGCGATTTTTATTCACCGACATTAAGAGAAGTTCGTTTTTACAACGAGCTGCTTGACGAAGAGGTGGTTGTACCGCCAGAGGAAGAAGCATGAGCCAAGAAGCACAATACGCCGCCTGGGGTGGTTTTGGTGATTTGACCTTCAAAGGTCGATTGAGTCCCAGTCAATTTCAAGACCGTCGCACCTGGCGTGTGACTGCGCAGCAAGTGGTGAACGGTTATCCAAGGCATCAAGCGCAAGGTGAGAGTGAGCGAACTTGCTCACTGACGATGCAGTTCAGCAACAAGTTCTGTGATATCACAAAAAGCGTTAAGGCGCTCGATGCCATGGCAGAAAATCAAGTGCCGCGCGCGGTTGTGATTGGTGATGACATTAAAGGCAAGTTCACCATTCGCAGTCGCACGCTAACGGGCATGAAGACCACACCCAGTGGCAGCGTGGTTAGCATGACATACCAATGTGAATTAGTGGAAGTGAAAGACAAACCATGAGCACCACGACGTTATATGCCCAGCGAGGTGAGAGTTGGGAGCTGCTTTGTTACCGCGCCTACACCAGCGTGACAGAAAGCCAAGTCATGGCACTTCGAGAGGCCAATCGAGCACTGGCTCGAAACATGACAGACTTTCAATTTGAAGGGGGCGAGCTGGTGATCATTCCAGCTATCGATGTGAGCACGGTAATTGAAGACGCGACGGAGAAGCCACCATGGGCAGAATAGCAGGAAACTTGATCAAGCCTTTCGCCATTGTGAAGTGGGCAGGCAAAGAAATCAGTCAAGCGTTGTCGGACTACGTGAGCGCACTGACGTACACCGATGTACTCGACAGTAAGAAAGTCGGCACCGATACCGTCTCGATGACGCTCGTCAATCACGACGGGCGATTTTATGACGCATGGTTTCCTGAAAAAGGCGACACGCTTGAGTGTGGCATCGGTTGGTTTGATGACGATGGCAAACGCAACACATGGATGTGGGGCAAATTCACCATCGATGAAATTCGTTTTAGCTTGAACCCTGACAAAGTCAACATCGGCGCAAACGCAAAACCCGTCGCTCGCGGCAAAATCGACAATGAAACGAGCGAAGTGTATGAACAGACCAGCTTTGTCACGCTGGCCGAGGACATTGCTAAAGAAGTGGGCGTCTCTGTACTCATCGCACCTGATGCTCGTGATGTCACTTACGCCCGAGTGCAACAACGAGATGAAAGCAAGATGGCCATGATGGGTCGCTTGGCGGATGAAAACAGCATTCCCGTTGCGTTTAAAGGCAATCAGCTTGTTGTTGGTGAGCTTAACACCAGTACGTTAACGCTCGATATTCGCAATCGAGACATCGTTGTCAATGGCTCGTTTCCGGTCTCAGACCGCACAAAAAGCGACGGCATCATCGTTCAGTTCTATGACGTGATCAATAACACCGCTGGCGAATACAAAACTGGCGATACCAGTGATGGCGCAAAGATAAAGAGATTGACACCCGATGGGGTGACTTCCATGGAAGAAGCCAAACGCTATGCCGATAACTATGTCGCGACAGGCTCAGGTAAAGGTAAACAAACCACGACAGGCAGACTAACGCTAGTGAACGCCACAGTGACCACTGCCGACATGATTGCCTTGACGAGCGCTGGCAAATTGCCAAACAAATGGAAGCCAACATCAGTGAGTACATCGCTCACCACCAGTGGCTGGACATCCACCGTAACGATAGAGAGACGCGCATGAGCACCAACCGATTCCCAACGTTGCCAGAGCCGAGTCTCGTTACTCCGGATTTCGATAGCACACTGGCCAGCTTGAAAGAACGTTACTTCAAGAAAACGGGACATTACCCAACCGTGAACGACCCCGAGACGGTACATCTTGAGGCCATCGCTTACACCAAAAATGAACTGATTGATGAGATCAACTATGAATCAAAACAGAACTTGCTGGCGTTTGCAGAAGAAGACCGACTTGAACACCTCGGTGCATTGGTTGGTGCTGGTGAGCGACTGGGCGCTGCCTCTGCCAGCACGGTAGTCGAGTTTACGTTTACCGCAGGACACGCGGGTGTGGTTATTCCGAAAGGGTATGAACTCAAAGCCGCCGATGACCAGACTATTTTCTTGTGCATGCAGGACTACATTGTCGATGCTGGTGAAGCCAGTTTACTGGCTAACTTTGAATGTCAAACACCAGGAGAAGAAGGCAACGGATTCATTGCTGGCCAAATCTCTACCATTGTGGACACCAGTATCGCCGAAGTAGAAAGTGCGACAAACGTGACCACAAGTCAAGGCGGCGCACCAGAAGAAGATGATGACCGTTATGCCTATCGCATTTGGCTTGCGCCATCAGGGTGGTCTTCCTGTGGTCCTTACGATGCGTATGAATACTTTGCTCTGTCAGCCAGTTCAGCGATTGGCTCGGTATCCATTTGGACGCCTGCCCCAAACGACATCAGCATCAGCGCTATCTTGCTTGATGGCTCTTTGCCAGAGCAGCCCATCATTGATGCGATTTACGCGCAGTGCTCTGGTAAGAAGCGCGTGCCGCAGGGGGATCGAGTTGCTGTTGTCGCGCCTGGTGGCGTGAATGGCACTGCCACTATCGCGCTGCAAGTATTCAATGACTATGCCGCACTGGGTAAAACCATCGTTGATACTGCGACTAAGTTGGTGAACGACGAGTTACTTAAATGGCGCACTACCCATGGCAAAGACATTGTCGTTCAAGATCTTGAAACCATCTGCAAGAACATCGAAGGCGTGTACTACGCCGATGTCACTATCACCGACAGCGATGGCAATGTCATCGATAAGAAAAAATCCATCAGTAAACAAGAGCGCGCAAACATCACATTGACCAGTATCACTCACACCGTCATCGATGAGCTTAGCTCAAACAACTTCCAATAGCGGAGAACCTTATGCAAACACAGCAAGCAAACGCGCTTCTTGATACCGCCAAAGCGAACATTGAAAAGGCGCAGCGACTTATCCAGGGGCGAGCAACGCCTCACATCAACACCAAAGCGATGCTGGCGCGCACGAACGCCACACTCTTTGATGGGAAAATGAATGGCACGCAACGCGCTTGCATTCTCGGCTTTGCGTTTGTTTACGCCATGTTCGTCATGCTGGGCATGACGGTACCACTTCAATACCTGGCTTACGTGCTCGCCACGACTTACCACGAAACAGGCCGCACGATGAAACCCATTGAAGAATGGGGTAAAGGCCAAGGTCGACCATACGGCGAACCCGACCCAGAGACAGGCCAAACCTACTACGGCAGAGGCTACGTGCAATTGACTTGGCTCGCGAACTACATCAAAGCCAAGGCGGCGGTGTACAGCCGAAGCTGGCAACAAGGTGTGATTGATTTTGTGAACGCGCCAGAGCTGGCATTGAATCCATTCTATGCGGCGCAAATCGCGATTAGCGGCATGATGGCAGGCTGGTTTACGGGTAAGAAGTTAAGTGATTACCTGCTGGCGGACGGCTCTTTTGATTACATCAATGCCAGACGCATCATTAACGGTACAGACAAAGCCGAAACCATTGCGGCCTATGCGCTTGAATTTGAGACCGCGTTGTATCTCAGCGTAGGAACGGACATCAAACGAGCAACCATCCAGCATGGCAGTAAAGGCGATGATGTTCGAGAGCTGCAGTTGGGACTTGGATTGAACCCAGACGGTAAGTTTGGCAACGCCACTCAAACCGCGCTTATCCATTTTCAGCAACAACACCAACTCAATGATGACGGCATTTGCGGCCCATCAACTTGGACCACCTTTGAAAAAGAGATTTACGGACTATGAAAAACGCACTGATTTTATTCACTCTAGCATTGGCAATGTTAAACCTTACAGGCTGCGCAACCGCTATCACCAGTTACAGCGTGAGTTACGGTGATGACTCTTGCCCACTTAAAGTGGACGCCGACACCTCCGTAGGCGTATCGGTTCGCATCAATGACAACGCAACTCAATGCAAACAACCTAAAGACAATGGAGACTAACTATGATCAAAAAAGTCGTGATGGCCATCGTTCTATGCGTGAGCCTAGGCGGCTGCACCAACATCCTAACGTACATTAAAACAGACAACCGCAGTCACAACTCAGGATGCAATGCGGCAGGTGATGGCGGTGATGGTGTGAAACTTGGCGTGCCATGTGAGAGCACCACGAAAAAATAGCTGGCACAAAAAAGGCGCTTTCTTTAAAGCGCCTTTTAATCTTCTTTAAAACAGTGCGAGCTGCTCATTCTTCTTTTCAACGTCTTCCCCCAGGTCTTCAACAAATACAAACCATGAGTGCAGTTTAAACGCGAAGAAGTTGAGGCTGCGAACGGCATTGTTGCGACTGGAGGTGCAACAAGTCATCGCATCCTTAGTCGTCACAATATTGATCTTTTTCTTCTTGTGCATAGTAATTGCTCCCTTTCCAAAAGTAAGCGGCTAATTCTTTCGGTGTGTACCAATTGCGTGGATAGCCAAGGACGCTTTTAATCATTGCCTCATCAACGGGCGAACCAAAGCGTTCAAACAATTCATGCGCAGGTATGGCTTTGGTTGGCCACATCTGCTCAAGCAGTTGCTCCAAGTCCGCTTGAGAGCGAACTTCAATAACGCGATAACGAGAGGAAAAATGATTAGCCATGACGACCTCCTAACCAACGCTCCAAGCCGAGAATGACTTCACTGATTTTGGTACGAGTCAGCCAGCGCGTTTTCTTTACACCAGCAGTGCGCTCAACGAACGCATCGAGTCGCACGTCATTCAAACCACTCCAGCCTTTATCCTTTGCTAAAGCAGCAAGCTTTGCCCACTGCGCGTTCGTCGGGCGGTTGCCTTCACCTTGACCACCTGGTTGCGTGTTGAAGGTCAGATAGCCTTCATCACGCAACCCTTTAACCAAATCTATCAGTTCTTCGTCGGTCATCTCTTTGCAGGACGTTTTTCCAACGGTAATGCCAAGATAATTGCGATACTCGTCATCATCATAAAAGCCCATGCGGTCTTTTAATAGCGCCTGCACACCTTTATGGATCATGCCGTAGTACTTGTTTCGATTTATGTCCACCATGCTTCTCTCATCAATTGTCAATTGATAACTCTTATTATTGTAGGGGCGGACAGGTTTGCGATTGCAAATGTTTTGTGCAAAAAAAAGCCTCACACTGAGTGAGGCTTTGTGTTCGCTGTCCGTATTATTCGTATCTAGATGCAACTTCAAGTAACAAATCTGCATGCTCGAAAATGTCATCAATAGATGAAATTGCATGCCTTGTCTCTTTTCGATCCTCACCCAAAACACCAATATATTTTTGTTTTGCATTGAAATGTAAACGACACAAGGGTTTGCGGTTATTGTCATCAAGAAGTACACCAAAATAACTTTGAGTGTCGCGATGAACAATCCTAGATACATCAAACTTCTGTCTTAATATTGCTCGAACGACATTGAACCCTTCAAGTTCTTCTTCTGTTGTTACAATCTTTGACTTGCCGTCAGCATCTTCTGCCAATTCAGGTTCTGATGATACATCCTGGATATCTTCTGTTCTTGAATCCGAACCAATTGCTGACTGTAAACGAGCTTTAATACTGTCATTCAAGAACTGTTTGAGAGCTTTTTGTGTAATCTCTAAAAATTGAGCCTTAACTTTTGGAGTTTGAACTCCATCATAGACTTTAGATGTAAAGAATCGAACAAGGTCTTCCTCTGGGTTTGCAAACTGTTCGGCTAAAACTTTTTTAATCTGATTCAGATATTTTAGCTCTCCAGCAGCATCAACCACAGATTCGACATCAAACGAGGTTTTCGTTAACTTTTTTATTTCAGGGACAATATGCTCATCAAGCTTAAGCAAATCCATTATAAGGAACGGCTTTTCATCCATTTTATTTGGGGCATCTAGGTCAGTATAAAACTGATATTCAGTTCCGTTAGTTAAAACTGCCAAGCGAGCATTAGTTACAGAAAAGTATCGGAACAATTGAGCGGCGTGTTTTGTTGACAGTTGCTCTCCGAACTTTTTGCATTCAATTAAAATTTGAACTTCACCCCCTTTCATTAACGCGTAGTCAACCTTTTCCCCCTTCTTTGTCGCCGTATCGGCTGTAAACTCAGGGATAACCTCACTAGGGTCAAATACGTCATAACCTAAAACGGAATGAAGAAAAGGCATAATTAAAGCGTTTTTAGTTGCTTCTTCAGTTTCGAGAGTTGAAGATATTTGAGAAGCCTTTTTGGCGAGAGCTTGTAAGCGTTCAATAAAATCCATAGCGTATCCAACTTGTTGATGTAAAAGTAGTTAAAACTTACATTAGTCAAGCCTAACGTAAATGATCATTTTTTAATTATTAGCTTTTGATAAAGATCTTATTTATCGTAATAAGTCAATATCCTCTATGCATTAATTGCACAAATAAAAACCTCGCGTAAACGAGGCTCTTTATCTTGTATATTAATTCAACTGTCCTTCATCATTACTTCATAATCTTCTCGAACATTTGAGCCTTGACGATTCATCACCATATTTAGTGCGGCGATATAGCCTTCTTCAAATGTTGCATCTGGGTATGCCGAACCTTTTTCAGCAATTAGCGCTTCAGCCATCTCGACCTCACGCTCTAGAGCAGAGCGTGAGTGGACTGAAACGAACGGGCGTTCAAGTCCAGTCATAGATTGTGTTCCTTTTTGAATTGATTGAACTTAACCAAGTGACCACCACGGCAGCACTTCTTGTACTTCTTACCACTTCCGCAAATACAAGGGCGATTACGGTTCGCTGGCTTTAGTGCTTGCTCGATGATGTGGATGATTTCATCGTCTGTGTACACTTCACTTTGCATGCTCTCAGATTCAATCGCTTTAAGGTTTGCCGCTTTCAATTCATGAGTTTGTGATTTGTTCATGCCATCGCTCCTAATTCAATTGGATTTGATTCAATAAAGACCAGTGCTTGCTTGACGCTATCGAGACGTTGAGCCTTAGCGAACTCGCGAGATTTAATGGCGGCTTGAATGCGGCGCTCGATGCTCTTTATGGATGCGTCAGCAGACCAAGGCCAACATTGAACAGGACAGCGACGCGTACGATGAATCCAATACCCATTTGGTAACAGCTTGTCACTCACTCGAATAGTACGAATTAACGAGATGAAATGAGCCACATGTTCTTCGACGCTTTTTTCGATTTGCGCCACTGGCACCATTGAGGCTGTTTGCTGTAGTGCTTGCGACTGAAGGTGCGAACGAGTTTCTTGTGCTGTGTCATTGATAGACTCCATCTCTTCTTTAAACATTGAACCGAATCGTGTTAATTGTTTTGCAGTACCTTTTGGTCCATCAACGATGAATCCACCATTAACCAATATCCAGTACGCAGTGTGACCCGTCCAATAACCTGCAAGTTGATCTTTTAAGTTCTTATATAGCTGCGAACGCTGACTCTTAATCGGTCCGTAACTCAACGAACCAACCCAATAAGTAGAGAACAGCTCATGAATCACTTGATCTATTTGAGACACTACAACCTCAGGCATCGACAGCGGTGAAAGTAGTTGACAGGGTTGCTCTGCTAACTCTTTTAATTTATCGATAAATTTTGATGACGGAACATTTGCACATGCGAATTGACGAGAAGGAACATCCAATACAGGCATTCCTAATGCACCAACTGACAAGGTGTCAGCGGTAAATTTTACCGAGCAAGGAAGCCCAAGCACTTCTTGATAATTCAATGCATCTCGAATCGCTTTGATTGCACCGTAGTGATTTTGTAAAAGCTCTTCTGTGACAGCATCTAAGCGAATAGCTTTCAGTGAATGCTCAAGAATGTTCAACGTCTCAACAAGCAATTGCTCTTGCGTACTAAGTTGCGCGGATACGCTATTCAAAGCCGTATCTACTTCTTCACGATTTGCGCCAAGACCGCAGCAGGGCGCAATGGCTGCACGTAATTGTTTTATAGACATTATGCTGCTCCCTTAATACGTTCAAATTGCTCGAACAAATCCCAACCATCCGACAAGTTGTGGTAACGGTATTCATCGTTTTCTTCAAGATAGACAGGCTCAAAATGAAACTCACTTATTGAGGTTTGACACCACGCGATGTGGTCTTCTGGTGATAACCTAGAAGCTTTCAATAATTCAGCTTGCTCACCAATAGAGCTGTGAGGGTGGTCTTTAGCGTATTCTTCAAAAGCTTCAACCAAACGCTGAACGTCCACTGCTTTTACAACTACGCAATCCATGGTAGATGCGAGCACAATGATTTCAGCGTCAGTAAGTTGGTGCTCGTTATTGGCATTCCAAACACGCTTCTGCATATCAGCGTCGAACGAAGGAAAGCTATCCAACCCAAAATATTTTTGAGCGATTTGATTCCAAACATACATAGCACCACGCCAAGCGTTCTTTGTTTCACCAAGCGAATGACAATGACTCGCGCTAATAGAAAAAATCTCTGTGTACGACATTATTAACCCTCCAACATTGCTTCTTTAATTGCTTCACGACGACCTGCGCGCCAATAACGTTGGCCCATGCGACGTCGATTTGAAGGCCACTTCTTAAATGGATTTTTAATTGTCTCTGGAGACAGTGGATGACTAAGTGATTCATAACCAGCGGAACAAAGATCATCCGCTAAATAAGACTTAACGTACTGTTTCGCATTGCAGTGAGGGCAAGGAATATCACCACCATGATCGAGATATGAATTACCAGCATCATCAACACCACCGCTATCCAAGTCCCACAGATAGCCATTACTGCAACAAGCATCTTCGTACCACGCCCCAAAATGACTACCTTGATAGCCACAGCCAAGGTTATTTTTTCTCGCCATTTTTAATTCCTTAAATCCGGTTTAAATAATGTTTTAACGATGTTTAAAGCGAGCGAATCCAAAGCAGTGAAGCTCTAGAGCTCTGCTCGCTGTATTTAATGTGTTATTTACTGAGTGGGTTTATTTACTCTTTGCGAGTAGTCGTTCGGCTCTGCGTTTAAAAGCTCGAAGCGTGGCAATGCGGGTCATTTCGCCAGGCATCATGCCAGTGCGCTTTGGCATTGGAAGCTTTTCCAGTGTTTGCTCTGCTAGCATTTTCACTTCGCTAGGATAGTCAGGAAGCATTCGTTCCAGCGTTAATGCCATTTCTGAAACACTCAACGACAATAAGTTATCAGCCATCATTGAGACGCTTTTAGATTTATTCATGACTTCACCTGTTTAGCTTTACGCACCATCAAATCACGCATCGCTGGTGGCGTGCCCTTAATCGTTAACGTGTCAGTTTCTACATCGTAGAACACGCGCTCGTTCAACAGCTGCGCATCGAACGACATCGAGACGCCACCGCCGTTACCTGCAATTTTCACAAGACGGCGTAGTGAACCACGGTCTCCTCGGAACTCTTCATCCAAGTCGTAACCTTGCTCTTTAACGTAATCAGCAAAGTTTTGCTCAAACCCATCACTGATGCTTTCTGATAACTCTTTAATTGAGATATCTTCTTTCAGTTTGATTTGACCATCGCAGTATGCATACGCTGTGCGCTCTAGCATCGAGCGATTTTCATCACCAGTGTTTGATTCAGTAAAGTAATCCTCAAGGGCTTGCGCCAACACCGTGCTGTGCACCTTAGCTTCGGTAGCGACATCGATACCAAGAAAGTCGATAAAGAAGTCATTCATGCGACGCTTGTTGCCTATACGCATGAATGAAACGTAACGAGCCTCTTCACCAACATCCGTTTCCATGAAACCATTGATATCGATGCGCGCGGCAATGGTCATGTGAGTTGCGTCAAGATAATCCACATCGGCCAGTTTCAATTCAGAGCTAGCCGTCAGCGAGTGCACTTTAGGCACTAAACCAATCATGAGATAGCGAGCGCCAAGAAGCTCATACTCAGCAAAGACCAATACACCCGAATCGACGAATGGATATCTCGTTAATTCTTCATGAAGCTTTTCAGCCAGCTTTGTTGAGATAGCCAGGAACGACGCATCACCTTTCACCAAATGGTCAACGGCATAACAAGCGACATCAGAGTCAGCAAACTCATCATCAAAGTAACCAAAGCCATTGCTTGATTTGCTAGTGAACGTGGTGTTCATTTGCTGAACCAGCAACTCCGAACTCAAACCGCAAGGCGCTTTGCCACTATTTAAATGCAGTTGCAACTCTTCACCGTCTTCATTGCGTAATTCGTGTAAAACAACATTCTTAACTGTAAATGTCATAGTCATCATCTCTTCGTTAAATTAAAGGGCCGCAAAATCTAGCGGAATGTTTTGGAACTTGCCGTACTCGTCTTTCTCACGGAACCGGATGTATTGCTTAGTTGATGCAATGCTGATTGAGTCTGCAATTGCTGCCATCGCCTCAATCCACAATGGGTGGTCAATGTTGTACTGGCGCAAATCAAGGATGCGACGTTTGTTCAGCTTACCTTGCTTGTCCACTTCAAATACGTCATTTACAAAGACTTTAAGCTCGTCGTTCGCGCCTTCAGTTAAGCCGCGTAGATATTCATCAATAAGCTGTTTAGCGATTTGAAGCTCTGGACCAAACGTGATGTTGTCATGCATGGCTACAATCACTTGTCGACGACCATCGTAGCTAGTGAAGGTCACGTTACCCTTACGACCGCCACGTTCAACGCTGTACTTCTCGCCAAGCAGATCAAGAAAGGCGGCACACTCACCAAACGCGAGTTCTTTGAACGCTCTGAGTTGCGCTTGCTGCTCCCTTGCCTTGGCAATTAATGCATTCACAAAGTCATCTTGCTCAATTTTGTAAGGGTCGATAATGCGCTCTGGAACTGGATTGCCATCTTTGTTTAAACGCATACCTTTTGGGGCTTTTTGTTCAGTCATGCGACAATTTCCTCATGATTACGTGTTTCACAAAAATCGATACGTGCAGCTACCCAATTCGATTCGGTTGCATTCGGAGCGTAGATAGCTGCTGTTTTCCAATGACAAGCCGCAGCTTGATAATCCCCTTTGCGTTCCGATTTTGCTGCATCAGTTGCATGCGTGCGGTACTTGTTACGACTTGCTGTTGTTGCCATGTGTTTATGTTCCTTTATTGATTTAAATTAGTGTGTTGATTGAGCTTGCCAAACGATTAAGCTGCGCCCGATTCGTAGTGCATTCATGAGCGTTCCAATGCCATTCTTAACTTGATAAATATCAAACGGCTTTGCGTCACCAATCTCTGCGCGTACAGCTTCTTTATCGAGTGACAATGGACGCTCACAAACCAAAATTTCAGAGCGGCCCATTTGCTTGCGTTGTTCAACCCAAGAGCCTCCAAGAACCACCACTTGCTCTGCTAAAGACATAATTTGTTACCTCGTACAATTCGTTCATAAGCGCCAGTTGGAAGCCCAAATGGAAGGCGTAATATTGCAGTAAATGACTTATCTCGCGCTGTTCGCCAGTCACTCGTTTCGCCAACTGATGCTGCATTGGCAGAGCGACCTCGACGACAAGCATTGCAAATACCATCAACTAAAACGCGTTTCTCGACTTTGCTAACACATCGTCCACAAACCCCAACACAATCAACATCATCCTTGTAATGATACATATGGGGACGACCTGGCTTACGTTGAATATCAAGTCCACCAATGCCTGATAAATACACCAATACGCATGCCATCTTTTTCGTACTCGCTTTTGAACCGATGGCTTTTTTGATTTCATTGGAATCAAACCAAGCGTCGGGATTTGCTTTCATATAAGCCATCACTTTTTCAACTTCCAACATGCTAACCTCTCAAGTTCTCTGCTAGTTTCAGATGAGCGCGTTTAACGTGTTCAACATTAAGCGGCTCACCTGATGACAACGCTCTCGATGATGCAAGTTTTAGGATGTTATCGAGACTACGAAGTTGACCTTCGGTTTGCGGAGTGATGCGCTGTGCGTAGCGAAGAATCTCGGCATCTGTTACTCCCCAAGCGCGCACAAACATATCAATGTCGTCAGGCACTGGATGTTTAATCATTGCTGGACTAATCACGCGTGACCAAAACGCTTTCATGTTCACTTTTGAACGAGTTGCCGTCATACGTGTGCGAACCACATCGTTACCAAGCAGCATGCCGCCAGCTTTACCTTCGATCAGGATACGAATGCCGTTTAGCGTATCGTCGCTGAGGTATTGCGCCTCGTCGATAATCACAAGGCCGTTACGACCTACAAGCTCTTTAGCTACCGCCTTGGTTTGAGTAGCAATCGTGCGACATCCACGAACACCTAGCTGCTCAGCCAGCTCGCCAATCACATAGGCTGATGTTTTACAAAACGGTGAAGCGGTCACAATCCACACGTTGTTGTGTGTACGTTGGTACTCTTCAGCCGCTTTCGTTTTACCAACGCCAGCGCCTTCATACACCATGCTCCAAGACGACAGGTTCTGCGCAATCGACATCAGGTTCATAATGCGCTTAGCAGTTGGCAGCTCTAAGAATGCAGGGGAAGCAAGTGTGCTTCTTGTTTCCTGCTGGTGGTCTCGATTGTTAAGCCACATTTCAAGTTTCTTGAGATAACTCTGCTCATCACCAGCGCAAGTGCCGTGTTTTAACAACGCACTGAGTGAGCCTTCGTTAACCCCTGATTCGCGAGCAATCGCTCGTTGTGTCAGACCGTGCTCAAGTCGAGCCAGCTTGACACGCTCAATTACATCATTCATTCTTTACTCCGTATTCTTTCCAAATTGCTGCTGTATTACTCGGGTCATGTCATCATCGAAGTAATCATCATCAGCATCCCAGGACGCGTCATGACCAACGGCGCGTTTTGTTTTTTCTCCCATATCGAAATCATTAAAGTCATCAAGTGTTCTAGGCATACTTGGCACCATCTTCGTAATGCCAGGTACAGGACCTCCGATATCAGTTTTCTCGTGTTCTTTTGGTGTAAGCGCCTCTGCCAGTTCGTCAATGGTCTTCGTTATCATCAAGTCGCCCATCATTTCAGTGCGAGCCTCTTCACTTTCACCAAATAGGCGCTTACGGCGAGCTGCACCAAGGTCGGTGTAATCAACATCGTTCTCTAGAGGGATTTGACCGATAAGGCGATCATCTTCGGTGAATGCTAATACATACTGCGTCAAGTCATACGGGTTAAAGCGCAGCTTCACTTTAGAACCGACGTACTCATAAAGCAGTGATGACTGGTAACGGTTAGTTAAGTGTTTGGAGTAGTTGCCTGCGTTAAGTTCAACAATGCCACCGTTATGCACTTTGACTGCTTTGCGTGTACGCAATAAACAAAGAGCCAATTGAGCGCTGGTGGGCTTAGCAATCGCTGATTGCTTATAGCTACGCTCAAACACTTGCGCGTAACTCAAGCCTTGCCCCATCGCCATTTCAGTACGGCGACCTTCTTGGTTGTTCCACTCATAAACCCATGCATCAAACATCGTTAAAAACGTTTCAAAAGACACAGCGTTTGCACTGTTGTAGTTGGCTGGCTTATCGGTTATCGATGCGCCCGTGTACGCATTAGCGAAAACTGGATGGCGCTCAAACTGACCTATGCCACCTTTTGAGTGCCAAAGGCGCTCTACAGGGTTTGCACGAGAGTTACCAGAGCGACCTTCGTTATCGTCAATACCTTGAATCCAGCTAACGGTTGACCCCATCGCTGTGATAGCACCTTCAACTTCGTAGGTATCGAACTTCTTGTGAGTTAGTTTGCCGCTTCCGTCACGTTTAGGGCGTGACAATCGACCAGTGATAGCCTCGCCAAGTGCAACGCTGCCTCGGTCGAGTGTGTATTGAGTTGGAATTCCGTATTTGCTCACCATTCGATGAATGGCAATGGTCAACATTTCTGTGTTCTCGGTTAAATCGACGCTATAGCCAACAATCATCGAGCTGTACACATCAATAAAGGCCCAGATTGTAGGTCTAAATGTGTTGCCATCTTCGGTCTTGCAGAACACGCGAGCGACGTGACCATCACCAGCGACAATCTGCATTGCGTGCAAGCCTTTGCGAGAACGACGCTGTGACGGCAGCATGCTTTTTTGAAACTCGGCTTTACCAAAACGTTTGAGCATAACCAGCTCTTTTGGAATGTCGCGCTTAATGCGAGCAGTAAAAGTTTTGATGCAAGGCAATTTCCAACCTTTGTCTTTTGCTAGCTTCTCTAATCGGCGGTAACACTCAGTGACCGTGCCTGATTTCATTTCAGGGCGAAGGTAATCCGCCTTAAAGAACTCCCACGCTTCTTCTGGTATGTGCGCCATACGAGTTGCACCGCCGCGACCATCAAGTAAAGACGGCAGCCAATCCCCCTGAGGGATACGCTTGGCACGCAAAGCCGGACTGACATAGAACCAACGATGGATACGTGCGTAAGTCGCACCGGATTCAAACGCGACTTGCTTCATTGCAGCTACAAGCTTCTCGCCGTTATCTACATACTTTTGAACACGTAAACACAGCTCAAGCGCACGTTTAGCGCGATCCTTTTGAGACTCAGAAGCGAGGTCATATTCATACCAAAGCTCATCGCTGGTTACTTCGCGTACTTCGTCAGCCTCGGCTTGCTTTGCTTCTTCCGCAGCTTGTTGCTGTAGAAGGGCTGTACGAGTTTCGGCTGGAAGGCAGTCGATGTGGTATTCAAAGGCTTTTGTGCCTTGGCGCTTACGCTTTTGATCATCATTAGCCAATTTGTCCAGCTTTGCTCTAACTTTGTTATAAGTTATCGGCATACAAGGTAGGCTTGTTAATTCTTTTGATGTAAACCACATATGAATCACCTAAGCGACTTGGTTATTTTTATTCGTATAACGACTTGGCCAAATTTGCTCAGGCTCCATGTTTAAAGCGTGAGCAATTATTTGTTCATACTTAGGGCATGGGCGGGCAAATACATTACTTAATGAACTGGCCGCTAACCCAGACGCCAAAGATAGATGCTTTACCTTTATTCCTTTCTTGTGTAGCGCGGCGACAATGTCAATTCTATGCATATCATGGACTTCAGTGGACAT